CTTCACAAGCGGGTTCACCTACAGGAACTGGTCCTCGTCTTACTAATACAAATTCACAAGAGTTAAAATTAGCTTTTCCTTACAATGGGGGAGCAAATTATTCGACAACAATTCTTTTTGCCGGACCTGCTGGTGAAACTCATTTCTTTAGTCCACTAAGAATTTCAGATACTGTAGATGTAAAATCTATTGCTAATACTTACGTTGGTTCTGGTGGTTATTTAGGATTTTACGTCCAAGTCGATACTAAAACTCCATACAACAGATATGGAAATACAGGATCAAGTTCTAGTTTTCAATTTAAAGACTATAAATCAAGAGGTTTAAATATACCAAATGTTCCTACAAAATTAGGAGAGTGGAAAGACGCTCCTGCTTTTCATGCAGTTCCTGGTATTACATATAGATTTGATCAAACTGATACTAGTAACCTTACATATACTTTAGGATTTTTTACAGATGAAGCTAGAACTAACCCTTATACGACAGGCGTAACTACTGTTGGAGCTGCTGGTAGTTCTAACGTTGCTTATACCGAAATAACTTTTACCGAATCAACTCCACAAATCTTATATTACGGTGCTACGAATACACAAGCGTCATTTGATTATATGGGTAATATAGTCATAACAAACACTGGTATTACTGGTGCTAGCAGTGGTGGTGGTGGTGGTGGTGGACTTAATAATGTTGTAGAAGATCTTACACCAGAACTGGGTGGCAACTTAAATGGTCTACAAAAAGGAATTAATAATATAAGCAGTTTAAGTATTTCAGACGGTAATACTGGTACTTATGGTCAAATAAGCTTTCTCGGTTTTGGTGCTGGTACTGGACCCAGAATTAGACACACCAATACTGGTGATGTAGCTATTAATAGAGTCTATGGAGGAGGTGGAAGTTATTATGATACTTTTGTCTTTGGACCTCATAGCGGACCTAATACCAGCACTGTTCCTTTCGTATGTACAGATAGTATTTATAGTAATGGTTTTGTCAATCCTCATACAACACTTAAACAATATTATGTCACTGTTGCCGTTAGAACCAGTGCGCATAGATATTATCAATCAGGAACAACTGCTGCTGGATATGTAATACAAGATTTTGCTAATAAAGGTTTTAACACAAGTGGAAACCCTACTCCATTAGGTTCAGCAATCGAAGCACCATTTTTATATTTTGTTCCTGGAACAACGTATAGATTTGATCAGTCTCAGAGTACTAATGCTGGTCATCAAATAGCTTTTTATTTAGAGGCTAATAAAACCACACAATATACTACAGGTGTAACTACTGTTGGTACAGCAGGGCAAGCAGGTGCATACACTGAAATAACAGTAACAGATACAACCCCAATAGTTTTACATTATCAGTGTGTAAATCATAGTTACATGGGGAATTGTGTAACTACTAATTCAAATGTTGTTAATTACAATGATCTAACTAATAAACCAACATTATTTGATGGTTCCGCTTTAGACGCTGCAAACTTAAATGCTGGAACAATACCAGACGCTAGATTTCCAGCTACTTTACCTGCTATTAGTGGTGCTAACTTAACCAACCTACCTGCTGCAAATCTCAGCAATTTAAATGCTAATAACTTAACAAGTGGAACAGTACCAGATGATCGATTCCCTGCAACTTTACCAGCAGCTTCAGCAGCAAACTTAACATCAATTCCAGCAGCTAACCTAACTGGAACTTTACCAGCACTTAACGGAGCAGCATTAACTGACTTAAACGGAGATAATATAGGTTCTGGAACAATAGCAGCAGCCAGAGTTGCCACATTGAATCAAGATACAACAGGATCAGCAGCAACACTCACTACCCCAAGAGCTATAAATGGTGTTAACTTTGATGGTTCTGCTGATATAACTGTAACTGACTCAACAAAACTACCACTTGCAGGCGGTACATTAACAGGGACAATAATTGTTGAAGACGCTATTAATGAAAATGTATATTCAATTACTGATGGTTCTAGCGTAGATTTAGACCCAGATAATGGGATGATACAGACCTGGACTTTAGGAGCAGATAGAACAGCGACTAGCAGCTTAACATCGGGTCAATCAATGCTGCTTAAAGTTACAACATCAGGCTCTAATACTTACAGTCTTACATTTCCAAACGGTACAAAATTTGTAGGTGGTACGACACCAACAATTAGCTCTTCAGAAGAAACAATGCTAGAAATTTTTTATATAGGTTCAACTTTATATGTAGCAAATGTAGGAGATTTTGAAACATGAGGGCGCACCGTCTTCGTGCTGCCGCTGGCAATGCTTCGAGTGGAGGTGGTGGCAGTATTGTTACTACTAATTTACGCCGACATTATGATTTCGGTGATACAAATTGTTACAACACTTCAGTAAGTAATACGGCTGTAACTGATTTATCTGGCAACAGTAGAGATGCTGCGTGGTCTGCTGGACCTATATTTAATTCAGCCAATGGTGGTTATATACAAATGGGATCTGGATCAGCTTCACAATTAAAATCAAATTCAAAGGTAGGTGCTTTGTCAAGAGTTGTAGGTACTGGAGCTTACACTATAGAATTTTGGCTTAATGCTTATACTCCAAATAATACTAGTCATGTTGGTAATTGGTATAATGATATGCCAACAAATATAGTATTTAGCCCGCAATTTGTTTTTACATATTATGGATTTAGAGCACTACGGCAAAATGCATATAATTGGAGTGGTTGGGGTCATTATGGTTCGCAGAACTATTATTCCTATAATTTTACTACGGGTACTGTAACACCATCATATGGTGCTCAAGTTTATGATGGTAGTAATTCTAGCTATCCCCAACCTACTTTTGTTTCAGGGGCTTATAGTACAAACGGTTATCAAGGTTGGGAGCATATTGTACTAACTAGATCTGGCACGAGTACTAACGGATTGAAGTTTTATAGAAACAATACTCTTGAGTTTACTGGCACTAGCACAATAAATTATGCAGCACCAGCTTCAGCAGCGGGTGATCTTGATTATGGCAACGCACCCTCAAGCAGATTTGCAGTATTAAGAGAATATACATATGGATTTACCGCAACAGATGTGGCACAAAATTATAATGCACAAAAAGCTCGTTTCGGGCTTTCGTAGCTAAACTATTATTATGAACTATGCAATCATTAATGGTACTACTGTAACAAGCACTGGTACTATTCAAAAATTATTTCCTTCTACTATCTTCCCTGCTACTGGTCCTAATGCAGATTTCTTAACAGCAAATAGTGTTGTTGAATTAGTAGAAACTCTTAGCTATACGACACCAACACAAAAGCTTACTTCAGTTGATCCATATGTGCAAAGTGGTAAGGCATATAATGTGAAGGTGGAATCTACTACAACAGAAGAACAAGCTGCATTAACTTCTCAAAAATGGGAAGAAGTTAGAAACCAAAGAAATACAATACTACAAGCAACAGATTGGATGGCCTCTAGCGATCTTACCTTGTCAGATGCTTGGAAAAATTATAGACAAGCCTTAAGAGATGTACCGACACAATCTGATCCATTTAATATTACTTGGCCTACTTCACCTAGTTAAAATTTAAATAAAACTTATGGCACGAAAAACTAACGAAGAGCTAAGTCAAGAACTCTTAGCAATCGAAAAAAGATACAATGAAAATGTGCAAGAGCAAAGACAATTACAAGATAGAGCTATTGCTATAAATGCAACTTTACAAGACAGAGCGGAGGCAGAAACCGAAAAAAAGTCTATTGCGAAATAATAGAAAAGCAGTGTAAATGCTGCGGTAAAATGTTTTCTACTACCGAACAACGTAGAAAATATTGTTCTAATGCTTGCAAAACAAAGTTTTATCGCAGAAAAAAAGCTACTTTATAGCTGTCATTTGTCTCACTAGTACTCCAAATGTGACGTATGGAATAGTGATAGCTATAATTAAAAGTAACATTAGGATTTTTAAAGAAATGCTAAACCGCATATGTCAGATTTTAAGTATCGTTTCATTTGTAATGGTAGCTTCCATGAGTGGTGGAGCGTACTTCGGTTACAAGTATTTAACATCTGAAAACTTTAAGAGCCGAGTCATGAAAGAAATCATGGGTAACGTATCTGGAATGATGCCAAAAGTATTAGATCAAGGTTTACCTGACGTAACAGGACCATCTATACCTACTAAATCTCTCCCTAAACTCTAAGCCTATATGAATAATAATATTATTTTTAAAGGAGTAGCAGTAGGACTTGGAACAGCTTTTGTATCTTCTCAATTTTATGCGATTAATTTATTAGCTACAAAACCTAACTTACCTATGTTTGATTTGCCTGTTAGTAAATATTCTACTTATGAGATTGAAGCTGATAAAGATAGTTATAAGATAAGACATAGAATGCACGATCCAAGAATTATTGCTTCCATTGAAAGTAGTAAAAAGCCAGCAGGTTTTTTAGGTGCTAGTAAGGCTTATGTCACAAAAGAGAGTCAAAGGATAGCTGGTGAAAAGGATGTAACTATTGTGAATAATGGTGAGCTTACAGCAAAACAAATAGCTTGCATAAAAGAAAGAGCAAAAGGTGAGTCAACTGGAGAACTTATTGGAACGTCAGTAGCTACAGGAACAGGTTTATCTAGCTCATTAGCTAATGTTCCTATTGTCGGCTGGTTCTTATCTGGGTTTGCTACTAACACAGCTAGAAGAGAAGGCGGTAAGATAGGAGGTAATATGGCTGCTGACTTTAACGATTGTTAATGCCTACGATTAAAGTTCCTGAGATAAAAATACCAAAAATAAATATACCAGAAACGCCATATGTACCTGAAACTGTATTGGTAGGAGAAAACCCTGCTTGTGATTTAACTAATAGAGATATAGAACTATCAGAAAATCCAACTATAATTTTTCATGGAAGAAAGGCTTATGCTACTTGTCCTAATGGTCAGGCAATCGCTGGCACACAACCAATTAAAGTACAACCAGAAGCTAAAACAATTAGACCTATTGTTTATGATGCACAAGACACTATAGAAACAGAAGGTACATATAAATTTCAACCAAAAGCAAGTGGAGTAAATATTAATTTAGGACAAAAAGAAGAAGAGGAAGAAATCGAATTAGCACCTTGTCCACCTAAAAATGCACCATACAGACCTGGAGATTGGCGTAATGAGCTTAGATTAGAAAGGCTGGTAAAATATGAGCGTGGGCTATTGGAGGGTTCCTGTGATGCAATCTGGGAAGAAGTACCATTTGTTGACCAGTACATACCGACAGCTAGTGTTGTTGTATCTACTGCTGTTATTGCTTCTGTTGCTGCCACTACTCCACTACTACTTAATATTGTCAAACCCTTAGTAAAAAATATTATAAAAAAGCTGACAAAGAAGAAAGAAAAAAAGGTAGAATAAAATAACCTTATCTAACATGGCGACAGATAGGGTGTCTAGGTGGGCAAGTTTAACCGTGCTTGCCTACTGCTTTAATTTATGAGTATGTGGAATAACTTGATTAGGTACAGTTGTCAAAACCACGTTACGGCAGCTAACAGCATCATCTCCTACAAACTTAACACCTAGTTTTAATTGCTCGGCACATATTTTTAAACGATTAAGATTTACCTCTAGCTTTTTAGCATCAAGCATAAACTCCTGATACTTTCTATAAGTTTGGGCTGCCTTCAAGCACTCATCATCAAATCTTTTTCCTAATGGTACTTGGATACTAATAGTCGCTCCATATGAAAAGTTATGATTTATCTGATCTAATCTTTCCTGTTCTGCTATGTAGAGAATCTCACCGGGATTTGTTAGCTGACCAGTTTCACTATCTTTTGCTTGGTTATATATATTTGTTCTTTGTATGGTACTTCTTGGAGTATTGTAATATTCTCCTTTTGTTATGAAGGGATTAAAACTAAGAGTAGGTGTTTGGCATTGAATACCGTTGCTATACCTATGCGTAGGGAAAGATCCGCTTATACTTTGAAAGCCTTGGTTAACTATTGTCGATTGAGTACTCGATTGGGGGTTACTTATAGTTGTTTCGGCATAAACAGGACTAGCAAATAAAAGTCCTATTGAAATAAGGTTGTAGAAGTTTGTGTTGTTTCTATTGTTTGTGTTCGATTTATTATGCTTACTGCGTCTAAACCAGGAGCCATAAAGTTTTCCGTTAGAGAAAAGGCATCTCCTTCGCTCACGATTTCCCACTGTGGTTTGCTTGTTAAGTTTGGTGTTATCCATTCAAAATTAACTGCACCTGCATTACCTGTATTCTGACTTGTTGTGTAAGTGGCTTCAGGAGAGATAACAGTACCATCTTTAATCTTGATATTAGATCCTGTAACTGAGTACGCATAACCTGAGTTATAGTTTTCAGTAATAATAACTTCATCTATTTTTGAAATACTCCTTGAGTTGCTTTGAATCTGGTTCGCACCAAATCTAGGAGTCTCAGCGAAAGCATTAGGAATAAAAACAACAAGTAGACATAGCCACCATTTCATTAATCGAGGCCAAGAGTAATAGTTGATTGGAGCGTTGCAGTTGTACCAGCACCCATATCCGCTAGGTTTACTGTCAATGCTTGTCCACTATCCATTGTGATTGCTACAGAACCAGGATCGCCACCAGATACTACAGTGTACTTTCCTAAAAGTGGTAATGCAGCTACACCATTTGAGACTGTCGCTGCGGTTGTACTCGTACTGTCTCCTTGTAAAAATGTCTCGCTCGCCGAAAACGCATCTCCTGTGTTGACTACATTGAAGCTAGTATCGTAATCAATAGTAGGAACACCATTAGTAATACCAGCATCAGCTAGATCAAGAGAACCTATCTGACCAGCTACTGTGTTTGCTTTTGGTGTGACGTTTGTACCAGCAACACTGATAGATGATCCAATACGCTCTGATGTAGCACTAGCACCTAGAGTAGATACTGAAGCTACTGATTGAATTGAATGAGTGATGTCTGCAAAACTAGCCGTTGGAAATGCTAGTAAAAGCAAAGGAAGAAATTTTTTCATTTTTTGGGTGATGGGGGATCTACAATTTCTGCACCAATAATTTTTATCGGTGTTTCTATTCTAACTGTCTGATAACCACCAGACTGTGACGCTAGTAACGCTTCTACTTCTTTTTTGTTTAGAGGTTTATCCTCTGGCTTAAATGTACCATCTCCACGCTTCTTTGCAGTAGCGATGCCATAGGTAGACAAAGTTCCCGTAAAAACGCTTGCGATGAAAGTCGGGTCAATTTTGTTTTGAACCCAACCTGGGATAGTTATGTAGTTTAGAGTAAGAATAAATCCACTCCAAACTAAAACACCTAATCGAACAAAATTACTAATGATAGCAAGCTGTTCTTCTTTATCGTCTATACCTTCTTTTAATTTCTGAAAAGGATTCTTTTTCTCTTGTTCTGCCATAGAAGCGTAGTATCTTGTCTAATACTAGCATTTTCGTTATGTTTGGAAAGTAAGACATTACTATGAACCACAAAGAATTTTTCAACATTCTTATAGGCAAACCACCTCTTGAAGTTGAGTTGGAGATAGAAATGAAGTGTAGAGAAGTGGATCAATTATCTGAAAGCTATTTAAAAGCGTATTCTTCTGCTTTGATAAAAGAAAACCGATTACAAGATTTACTTATCATGGCAGCCATGCAACGCATACAAGATACTGAAATTAAATTGATGCGATATGAAATGGCAGAACATCATCGAAAGAAAAATCTTAAAGTAAAGAAAAAATATAAAAAGAAAACTCTACTCGACAGGATCAAGACTATGTTGGGCATGCTCAGATGATCTTTTGTCTTCCCATAACACTTTGTAGTAGTACATCTTAGTACCAACAGAATTTTTTCTTTCTATCATTTCAGTAATATTTCCATATTTCTTTGTATATGTATTAGCTATAGCAGAATAATTTTTTCTAGATACACGATCATTGATCTGGAATCTTTGTCCGATTAGCTTATTAGGCATAATTTTCTAAAACAAGGTATATTAGTTTCAAAACCAATTCTAATTATGGGAAAAGAAAAAAAGTTAGAATTATTAGAAAATCTTCAAACTGTTCTCATACAAGAATTATTAGGAAGAATAAAATGTGGCGAAGCAAAACCAGGAGATCTTAACGTAGCTAGACAATTATTAAAAGATAACGGCATAGAGTGCATACCAACAGAGAAGAATCCTATGGAAGATCTCATGTCAAACTTACCAGACCTTGATGTCATACCTGCACTTGAAAGATAATTGCAACCTTTACCAGAAAAACTACAAGATTTTAGATACTTTCTAATAATAACTTGGCGTCATTTAAACCTACCTGACCCCACACCAGTTCAATTAGACATAGCTGAGTATTTACAGTACGGACCTCGTAGAAAGATCATACAAGCCTTTAGAGGGGTGGGTAAAAGTTGGATTACATCTACCTACGTTGTATGGAAACTAAGGATGAATCCACAATTAAAGTTCCTTGTTGTATCTGCTAGTAAAGATAGAGCAGATAACTTCTCTACTTTTACTATGAGATTGATCAATGAGATGCCTGTACTTGCTCCATTACGACCAGATGACTCACAAAGAAACAGTAAGATAAGTTTTGATGTTGGCCCTGCACACGCTGACCACGCCCCTTCAGTAAAGTCACAAGGGGTT